GCTCTTCCGATCTCTTAACTCTCTAGATTCCAAATAAGAACCTAGAAAAAACATTTTCCCCGAGTTGATCCTATTCGGATCAACTCACGACGATCTCTGTCGGATTTGTGAATGAATAACCCTCTCGAGTCGCGAATCGATAATAAGTTCCTGCGTCGAGATAGATCGAAGGGGTCTGTCCGTTCGCTCCTGTCATCACCACACCGGCGACGACATTCGATCCCGCTTCGTCTGTTGTCACATACACCTCGACGTCTGGGACAGGACTTCCGTCCGCGTCTGTGATCGTGATCGTGACTTGTTCGGATCCTGAACCGACTCCGATCGTCTCCTTCATTTGCTCGATCGGGATCTCGAACTCTTCAATCCCTGTCCGGACACTGTCCCCATCGTTCCAAGTGAAGGAGAGACGGACGACCCTGATCTGTGTCTCCTTCTCCTTCACGTCTCCGATGATAGCAGTGTCATCTGGATCGAGTTCGATCGTGTACGCTCCGGACGTGACGACTCCTCCGTTCTCATTGAGAACAGACTGATCCTTCCGTGAGTTTACCACGACGCCCGACTTCTGATCATAGAGAGTGATCTTCAGCGTTTGGGGAGACGTGATCGCGTTCCCTTCTGTGTCCTTCAGTGTCCCTTTAAGATTGCAGGACTCTCCAGCGTTTACACTGACATGATCACCTAGTGAGTCTTTAAGTCGAGTCGGCATTATTTATTCTCCATGCTAGGATCTGAGATCGTCGCGACGTAGATCGTCGAGTCGATCGATGATGAACTGATCTTCGGACTCTCTACTCTCGCGAGAGAGATAAAGGGAGCGTCGATATATAACACTCCGAACAGATGTCCGCGTCCGAGTGTCGTTTGTAGTTTGAATAACGAGGGATCGGGAGACGCTGAGAAGGAACTGAACAGATCATCCGGATCAGTAGTCACCACAGACATCTCGATCGTCGTCGGTGTGTTGAATATGCGATGAAGAGTCGTCGGATCAGATGAGACCAGAGACATCGATGAAGCCACAGGAGTCGCTGAGAAACCATCCAGAGATCCAGATGGATCAGATGTCACAATCGACAGACCTGAAGACACAGGGGACGCCGAGAACGATCCCAGCGATCCAGACGGATCAGATGAGACCAGAGACATCGCGAGAGGCGTCGGTGACACTGTGAACGATCCCAGAGATCCGGATGGATTCGATGTCACGATCGACAGATCGATCGCTTCAGGGATTTGACGGATCACACTCACAGGGTCGGCAGTCGCCACAGTTATCGCGATCGCATCGGGAGAGGATGAAGTGTCACCCGACAGATCAGTCGTCGGGTCGACTGTCATGACTGACATCGATGACGCCACAGGGGACGCTGTGAACGATCCCAGAGATCCAGATGGATCTGATGTCACAATCGACAGATCTGAAGCCACAGGAGACGCTGAGAACCCATCCAGTGATCCAGACGGATCAGATGTCACAATCGACAGACCTGAAGACACAGGAGACGCTGAGAACGATCCCAGAGATCCAGATGGATCTGATGTCACAATCGACAGATCTGAAGCCACAGGAGACGCTGAGAACGATCCCAGAGATCCAGACGGATCTGATGTCACAACAGACAGATCTGAAGCCACAGGAGACGCTGAGAACCCATCCAGAGATCCAGATGGATCCGATGAGACCAGAGACATCGAGGAAGCCACAGGAGACGCCGAGAAACCATCCAGCGATCCAGATGGATCCGATGTCACGACTGATACGTCGATCGCGGTCGGTGTGTTGTAAATGATAGTCGGAGCGGTCTGATCTGCTCCGATGTCCCAAATGTCGCCAGTCGCGTCGCGGTCGCGTCCATCGATGTCGATGTTCACTCCTCCGACAGTTCCGAGATCTACTCCTTCACCGATTGGATCAGATCCGCTCGCGAGATGAAGATCTTCGGCTCCAGAGGTGACACTGACGAACACAGACGTCGAGAGACTTGTGAGGTCGTTCGAACCTCCTCCAGCGGAAGAGAGGTCGGTCGCGTTATAGTCCGCCGTCCCAGCATTACCGAGGAAATATTCCGAGCCTGTCGAGGAGGTCATGATCCCGAGACAGTTCTTCACGATCATCGCTGAATAAGTATTATTGAAATATGAATACGCGTCTTTATCTGATCGACCCGTTCGGATTAGATATGTCGTATTGTTGTAAAAATATGTCGCGTACTGACTCAAAGTCAGGAAAGCCTTCACGCGGTCGTCACTGTCATTAATATCGAAGACAATGTTATTTGTTAAATAGCGACTATCGCTCGATGAATTACCCGCCTCAATTCTGAACGCGATCGGGAACGATCCGATCAGATTGTGAACGATGTTCCTCCGGATATGAATATTCTCATACGCAGTCGAGTTTACAGTCATCGCTCTGTTGTTAGCATTTGCGCCGGAACTCATGTCGAACTCGATCCACTCGATCGTAACATCATTTCGAGAGACCTGAATCGTCGAGGTGTTTGAACCTGTATATTTTACAGTCACCTGATTATCACCTGTCGCGGGATAGGCGGTTCCATTGTGTCGACTGTCTTCGTGTACTGTGAGGATGACTCCATCGAGAGAGGATCCTCCGTTGATTGTCACCGACTCATTAAAGGCGGTCGAGTTGTCCGCGTGAATCTCTCCGGACGCGATATCATTCAAATTATATATCGAAGAGGAGTCGAGATCCGCCTCCCATGCTGTAATCGTTGAATAGGCTCTCTTGAATGATCCCGCCGCCTGTTCATATGAGTAGGTTTCATAATCCATCGTCTGGAGTGAACAGGGACTTGTATCTCCGTTTGATCCATTGTCGGAGAGATACTTCAAGGTCACGACAGGATTAGATCCTGAAGTATCGATCGCCGTGATGAGATAAGTAAAGGTCGAATAATAAGTCGCATCATCTGAGATCGTGACAAGATCCCCTACAGTCGATCCTGTAGGAGTTGAAGGGAAGGTCACGTCGTAAGGACTCGACGATCCGGAACAGGAACTCGGAGTCGACGATCCGAGCGTCCCGCCCTTACCGATTGATGTTTTAACGGTCGCCACTTATATCTCCTTCTCGAATGTAGTCGCGTCGATCTGTGTCGCCTGATATCGTGCGTCGACTTCCTTCGATAAGTTTCTGACGTCGTCGACTGCGACGCCGATGTCCTGAGTCAGATCCCAATAAGGGACGCTCCACTTTCGCTTCGCTCTCGTTTCAATAATGTCTCCGAGTTCATCATCGAATCCCACGACCTCGACCAGAGGCGACCGACGTTCGTCAGTCGTCCCGTCTGACAGTTCAGAACTTCCCTCGACCTTCATCGGGAGGAAGTTCATCATCTCGAGAGGACTGAAGTCCCACGTAGAATAGATCTCCCTCGACACACCGAGGTCTCCTTCGATCGCGTCCCAGACTTCAGAGTGATCGATAAAAGGACGAGCGCCTCCGAACCAATACTCGAGACCCTGAGAGCCGAAGAATAGGTGACGATCACTCCTGAGTCCCTTCGCGATAAATATCTCTGCGAATAGATGCTCTCCTTCTTCGTTCGGTTCGTCACTGATCAGAGACTCGACTCCAGTCGTGAGATCCGTTCGCTTCACCTCGCGATCGTTCAGTCGCTCGAACTTGTATCGCTTCACCTTCGACAGATACTTCTCGAGGACAGTTCCTCCCACGCGAAGACCCGACACATCATCGAAGGGATGAAGGTCGGGATCGCATAATCGGGAGGCGTGGTCGAGTCTGATCGTCGACAATGATATCGCGTCGACGACATCTCCATCCTGATAATCGAGAGGAGAGTCGCCTGAATTGTTGATCTTGATCAGTAACTCCACAGACTACTCCGTCGCCTTAATTGTGCAATTCTGGAGAGTGTAAGTCTGACCAGATGAAACAGCGACATCACTGGATCCAAGTGACCAGAACGCGAGAACTTCTCTCGAAGATACCGTCGCGTTGTCGTCGGTCAGAACAGCGAACCGAGCGCCGGAGAACTCACCGGAAAACTCGAGGTCTTTAATCTGAAGAACGGACTCGTCGTTCGTGTCATCTTCAGTCAGCGAGTCGAAGTCGGTATTATCGCGAGCGACAGAGACTCCTCCACTCGTATATCCTCCTGAATCACTTATCTCACTCAGATCCGACATGAGGTTCGAATCCACTGTCGGCGCGTTCGTGTTGCTTACTAATGCGACATAGAAGTTCGACGGCTCCGTCGCGTTCCGGAACGCCATGTCTAAAATTTTCTTCTTTCCTCGATTCGTTACAGCCATTACAGCCTCCCATAAAAAAAACGAACGACCCCGCGAGCAGGATCATCCGTTCACTCACTTAGAAGGATCACCTCCTTCGATTGTTTTAACTCCTTTCATTTTATCCACAGTTTTCGATTTCTGTAAAGATAAATTTATTTGACGAGGAGCATCGATCGCGATCTTCACGTTCTTAAATCCGATCGACTCGATCCGGATCACAGTGTCGTCGATCCGGATCAGGTCTCCCTCCTTCACTCGATACCTGAGCATCTTAGAACCTCCTTCACATCTTCGACAGATCTCACCACGTCAGCCACTGATCCAAACCTTCTCAGATCTTCGATCGTGATCTCCTGAAGTCGCGACACTTTCCCGTCCGGAGTTTTCACCTCGAACCAATACGCTCGACCGTTCTTTATCGCGAGAAGATCGGGGACGCCTGCTCTCTGATAGTTCGATCCGTGAACCTTCATCACCCAGAACTCCGACCGTTTAAGATAATCCATTATCTGACGGACGATCGTCGCCTCCTTCATACTGGGATAGGCATCCTGTGACCCGCTCCCATACGCCGAAGGATAATCAGTTCCTTCCTCGCTCGAGTTACTCCGACATAAGCGAGACGCCTCTCTTCATCCAGTCCGGCGGGGAACCTCTCACTCTCTCGGGACTGTCGGGTCGATGAGTCCATCAGGACAACACGATCCGCCTCCGCTCCCTTCACCGAGTGGATCGTCCCGATTCTGATTTTAGGATGGAGGACATCCATCACGTCGAACCGCCCGACCGCCTTCTGATATCGATGACCGCCTTCGATCATCGACGACCAGTCTCCCGACCTGATCCTCTGGATCATCTCATCAGTCGCTCCCCACTCTGAGATCCCTTCGAGATTTGTCATCAGGTTCTCGGGACGATATCCTGACTCATTCCACTGAGTCTTCACACCGCGAGAGAAGTTCCCTTTAACAGGAAGATGACTGACGACAGATCGCCACTCATTAAAGTCGATCGGGATATTCTTCTGAAGACACTCGAGAGTCCTGAGATCGTTCCTCTTTGTTGGTGCTAGCCACGACGCGGAACCCTTCGTCGAATCCCACGGGATCCCCTCTTCATTCATCAGGTTCGCGAAGAACGTCGCGAGGTGATTCGTTCTCGCGAGTAGGAGAACCGACTGACTAGGATCGAGAGATCTCATCCACTCCCTCGACTGTGAGTTTATCAGATCGATCCGCCCCTCATGATCCGCCGGAGCGATCTTCCTGTCGAAGTAGTCCTCCGAGTTTACGATACACCGCTCGCCGAGTGAGAGGATCGAGTCCGGACACCGGAACGACTTCCCTGTGATCTTCTCATGATCTGCCTTCCATTGCATGAAGAGACGACCCTCCGCTCCGTTCCATCCGTAGATCGATTGGAACGGATCTCCCGCGAGATAACACCACGACGTCCCGCCCTCGAAGACCAGTCGGCGACAGACCGAGTCGAGGAGTCGACTAGTGTCCTGTTGTTCGTCGAAGATCCAGACAGGAATCGGAGGACAGTCGCCGTCGGGATCTGTCGGGATCGTACCGTCGAACGTGAATCGATACCCCGCGAATCTTCCGAGGATATCCACGAAGTCGACGCGATGATCCAGTCTCTTCCTCGACTCATAACGATCGACGATCTCCTGACACTTATCAAGATCTGGGATCTTCGAATCGCATCGGATCGCATGAGACCAGACCGTCTCGAAGTCTGTGAGTCGGTTCCTCGAGCAGTTCCAGAGTCCGAGGACGACTCCCGTCTGTGTTCTCCCCGAGACCTCGCCGAGATCCTCCGATGGATCGACGTCGACACCTTCGCCGAAGACCTCGCGGAACCACTCTCGACTCTCAGCATTACCCGCGAGAAGTTCACTCCCGACATTCAACTGACGATAGACGATCGAGTGGATCGTCTTGAACCATCCGAAGCGATTGAGATCATCCTTCACGATGTTGAACTTCTCCGCCGCTCGACCCGACGCCTCCATCCTCGCCGCCCGCGTGAAGGAACAGAAGCCAATCGAGAACGGATCCACTCCCTTCGCGACGACCTGTTCGATGATCCTCATCAGTTCCGTCGTTTTACCTGTTCCAGCGCCGCCGATTAACCTCGCTACCGCGACCATTAAAATCTCCCTTTATATATAGAGAATTTTAGATACCCATCTAAAAACAGCGGCGGTCAACGAGACTAAAAATCTAATAGTGAACTAAGTGAAGATGAAGTGAATTATATAATTCACTGATTCCATCCTGATATAGTAGTCTAAAAATGTAAAAGTGAATGAGTGAACGTAATAAAAGTAAAAACTATACTTTGATAATCCCTATATATAAAAGGAGGTTTTTCACTCGTCCCCCGAACCACATCCACATCGCCGCCGCGAATACAATGAACACCGCCGGAGGACTGGGGAAGATCGTCCCGATGATGAACGAGATCATCAGTCCCCGATATCTCCGAGTCACCCCTTCCGGATCCGATCCTGTGGGATGTCCCACTTCGCGAACATCGCGATCTCCTTCAGATATCTCCGGTTCACCGAATCGGCGCGAACGACGGCTCCTCTCAGGTCGTTATTGATCACCGCCTCGAGGAATCCTCCCAACTGATCGCGATCGAATTCTCCGACCGCGTAACACTCGAGGATCCGAAGCATCCTCTCGACGTGTTGCATCTCCGCGATCGACGCTCCCTTCAGTCCCCTCGCCACTTCTCTCGCTCTGTCTGTTTTCGTTGTCATGAGATCATCTCCCTTAGTAATTTCTGTGACTCGTCGGTGAGTCGTTTCAGTGTTCTTTGTTTGTATTCCTTCGCGTCGATCTGCTTGAGCAAGTTCGACAGTTCCTTCCGCGTTACCTTCTCCGCCGACCACGATAGTCTCTCGAGCATCCGCGAGAACTTGAAGACGATCGATCCGTCCGTCATCCTCTGGACGTCTCCATCCGGCTCCCGTCCTTCGATGATGTCGTGAGCCTTCTCGATCTCATCCGCCACCATCGCGGCGACGACGAGATCGCGGTCGTCTTCGAGACTGACGTCGATCTTGTCCGCCTCCTCGATCAGTCGACTCGCGAGTCCGTCGTGATCCGCGGGATCCCTGCTCCTCCTGTCTCCCTTCCAGAGTCTCTCGAACCCACTCGGGAGGACGACCTCCTTCTGTTCGAGGACTTCGATCTTGATCAGACTCGGCGAGAGATACTCCTTCGACGAGAGATGAACGTGTCCCGACCAGAGGGGAGAGAATAAATGATATACTCTCGGCTTCCCCATCAGGATCAGGACACTCCATCCCTTCGGAGTTTCCGGAGATTTGACTTCCTCCTCGACTTCTCCCGTGAGTTGTTTCGTGAACTGTCTCTCTGTTCTCTGTTGTCGCTCCCGTCGTAAGATCGAATCGAACGTCGACTCGAGTTCATCATCATCGAGCGGGGGATCGTTCCTCTCATTCCATGATCTGATTAGTTCATACTGATAAGCGATCGCCTCTTCATCCCAGACGTCGACCATCTGACTCAATGTCTTCCCGATCATCGCCGTCGCTGAATTCGCTCTCTCTCCCTGTCCGACTCCCTGAGAGATCTTCGTGAAGTCTCTCCGCTCCTTCTCGACCCATACGCCGCCGATGTTCGCCTTCGGACTCTCGGCGATAATCCTCTCGAGAACTTCGTCGGGGATCTCCGCGACGTCACACTCCTCGGGAGAGACTATCCACCGATAGAGATCTCCGTCGGGATGGATACTCGGAGGGATCACAGACTGCGCTCCCTTGTCTCCCGCTCCGATCCTGACTTCCAGTTTCCCGATATAGACGACCGCAGTCCGCGGGAGGTCTCTCCTGTATTTGAAGAGACGATGATTCCCACGTCTCGCCGAATAGGTCGGAGTCACTGGGACGTCGTTGTCGAATAGCTCGAGGAGTTTCTGTTCGGCGAGTTCGTCATCACACTCGATGTCGATGATCCCCGATCCCGCTCCGAGTTTTACTCCCCAGTTACTCCGCGGATAGTCCTCGACCCATCGGAGGATCTGTTCTTCGTCGTCGCTCGCGAGCCGCGGCCAATCGGGGAGGAAGGGTCGTTTGCTCTTTGGACTCAGCGGGATAAGTTTCCATCCCATCCCCGCGAGTTCGATTAGTGTGTGTGAGTCCTTCATTCTCTCGTCGTCTCCTTTCAACTTCTTCCAAGTGATCCCCGAGACAGTACGCCTCGAGTCTGTGATGGAGCGTCAGATGACTCCGCTCCTTAAACCTGACACCGCATCCGAAACACTTCCACGTCATTCGAGGAACTCCTCTCCGGCGGTCGCCTCATCGAGAAGATCCAATTCCGCGAGGATCAGGAATCTCTCCTTCAGTTTAGCGAGACAGGTCTCCGCCTTCTCGATGTCGCGGAGTTTATCCGCGGCGCTCTCATACTTGAACGGGAATCTCCTGAGATATCTCAGGACGAGAGCCTGATAAAATTGGAACCGAGGATCGGGGAACAGATCAGGGATCAGATCCCAGAGTTCGCCACTCCCGCCGATGCTGTAGTGATCCGGATCCGTCTCCGAGTTCGTCACGTTATTCATCATCATCCTCCTCGAACGGCTCCGACTGGAATTCATCGTGACAACAGACTGAGAGTTCTCTCTCGTCCCTGTGGATCCCTCGGTGTCCCCAGAATTCATAGGAACCGATCCCGATATCGACGATCGTCGTCTCGCACTTCTCGCGACATCCGACACAGTACGCCTCGACCGCGAGGTCTTCTTCGTAATACTTCATGATAGTCTCCTGAGTAACCCCAGCCCCCCGCCGACCGACACACAGGTCGACGGGAGGACTTACGGGACACACACTCACCTCTCGAATGTCGTTCTTAATCCTTCGGTATACGTCTTCTGAATAAACTCTCCCTGTTCTCTATCGAGTTTACCAATTAGACGCGGCGAGATCTGGGAGTATTTATTCCCCGACTGACTCTCCACTTTATCGAGGGACAGACTAATGACCGCCCGATAAAATGGGACGGGGAGTTTCTTCATGAACGGAAGGACGGATCGGAACGATCCCGCCTTCACGCGGATCATTATCGGGAAGGTGTCCTCGGCTCGAAGGAGACACAGGTTCCGATACTCGTCGCACCTCTTCCCGCCGTTCCGACCCGCTCCGAACCCCAGAGGAGCATTGTCTCCACAGAGTCCGATCCAGTTATAGGATCCGTCTTCATTCCTGAAGGACTCGATCAGATCGGGATCTAGATCTCCATAGTCGTCGCCGACCTTCCTCGCTTTTATTAAATCATTAGTAACGAGGAGCGGAGTCTGTTGTGACCCGATCTCCATCGACGGCCACAGGATCCCGCCTGATCCGTAATAGACACAGATCCCCTCGAGAGTCTTCGTCTCGACCGTTCCTGTGATGTCCTCGAATTCCCACGTCGTCGACCCTCCGGTCGGGGTCTTCACTTGGACGAGATCCTGTTCGGTGAGAGTCTCACCGCCTGAGAAGTTCGCCGCGATTAATTCCGCGACGTCGCTCCCGTCCTGTAGTGCTAGAAAAGTTTCTTCCGGTTTAGTAATGAGTTCGTTCATGTTTTCTTCCTTTCTGAATTTATGAACTTCGTACACTTAATTTAGTGAATTGATATAGATCGATCGCTCCTCGGATCTCCTCGGGGATCTTCGTCTCGTCCTTCTCGTCTCCCATGTATTCGCGGATCTGCGCCTTCAGCGTCTGAGTCTTCACGCCGAGACAATGCTGATATCCGTGATACTTCAGAACCTCCTCGAGAAGTTGGGGATCCTTCGCGGAGACAGAGATCTCCCGTCGCGGGAATAGTGTTTTCCCTTTAATCTTCATTTGGTCGACGCCATTGACCGCCATCTGTTCGAGGACAATCTTCTCGACGTCGGATCGACTCTTCTTCAGCTCGGCGAGTTCCCGCTGAACCTCCTTCACTTGTTCGTCGATCCTGATAAATTCTTCCATTGCTTCTATCATTCTTTTCTCCTTCAATCTGTGTTAGTGCTTCATGTAGCGCAACAAGCGCCGGATATTTTCTTCGGAGTCTTTCCTTCGAGTTCACTGATCCGCCTCCGATATTGATTCCATAACTGACTCGACGATGTCACGTCTGTCACTGAGCGCCTGATATACTTTCTCGTCGATCGTCCCAGTGACGACGAGGTGATAAAAAATCACACTCTTCTCCTGTCCCGCGCGATGACATCTCGCGAGACTCTGTTCGTAATCCCCGAGACTGAATCCAATCGAGTAATAGATCGCGATCCTCGCCTTCGTAAGATCGATCCCGACGCCTCCGCTCTGGATCTGAACTCCCAGAACCTGAACGTCGTCCGGCATCTCTCCAGTCTGGAGGATATCCTTCTGGGATCCTGAGATCTCTCCGTATTGTCTCCCGAGATTCTTCGCCGTCTTTCTGACGATTTTCAGATCCTCACGGAACCGACAGAAGACGACGACCTTCTCAGTCGAGTCGACTCCCTCGATCAGATCACTGAGTCCCCGCTCCTTCGCGGTGTCCGTCCTGATCACTTCGCCGTCCTCGGTGACACAATGTCCTCCCGTTAATTGTTGAAGTCTCAGGAGTTTCGTGAGAGCATTATTCACGACGATGCGTCCTTCGTTTACATCCGCGACGAACTCGGACTCAATGTCGCGATAGACCTTCGGAGCGTCGAGTGTGATGGGGATCACCTCATGAGTGACAGGAGGGAGATCGAGAACATCTTCCGCTCTCACTCTGAAGGCGACCGTCTTAAATAACTCGTTTAACTCGTCCTGATTTTTCCAGCGTCTCACCTGCGAAGGGAATCGCGGATTCGTTACAGCGTAACGATTCCGGAACGACGTGAACGATCCTCCGAGGATCCCCGCGTCGAGGAATCTGAACTGAGCGAACAGGTCGAGAGGGGAGTGTGGCATCGGCGTACCCGTGAGACACAGTCGTCGGTCGGTCTTTAACTTCGAGACCAGCTTCGAGGTCTTTCCAGTCGGACTCTTAATCCGATGAGACTCGTCCGCGATGATCGCTCCCCAGTGAATCGCCGAGACGACCCTCTTCACATCCTTCGAGAGTAGAGACTCGTAATTAATGACGACGACCTTCCGGATCTTCGTCGGATCCGTCATCAGGTTCTCGATCTTCTCGGACTTCTTCTTCCCTGTCCCTCGGTCGAGAATCAGGATCTCCACCGGATCGACGGAGTGTCGATCGAACTCGCGGAACCAGACCCCGAGGACAGACTTCGGACACAGGATCAGGACGGTCTCACTCATCCAGTTAGTGACCAGATCGATCGCGACCTTCGTCTTCCCTGTCCCCATCTCCAGAGCCAGCATCGACGAAGCCTTCCAAAATGAGAACGAGAATGCGTCCATCTGATGAGACCACGGATCCGTCTTAAACTTGAGATCGTAATGAGGTAGAGACCTCTCACGAAGTCCCTCCGTGAATTCCTCCGCCAGATCGAACACACCTCGGGAGACTTGAAAGAGTCCGGAGAGATGGATCTGGGCGGCGGTCGCCGGAGTTCGTTGACAGGAGAACCCTCCTTGCTTTCTCGCGACACTCGGGAGAGTGGAGAGGAAGGATCTCCCCTCCGCCTCCTCCCGTTTCGTCGCTTCGGTAAAGTCGAGGAAGATCCTGTCGCCTGATAGCTTCGCCTCGATCATCTCGCTTTCACCTTTCCCGTGATCTGTCGTCCGTAGATCTCACAACTCATAGAGACCTCGATCGGATCCCCTCCTCCGTCGAGGATAAACTCGAAGTAGTCCTCGTCATAGGTGAAGAACAGATCGAGAGCGAAGTCTGTGAAAGTCGCGACCCTGTAATTCTTCAGTCTCCCGTCGACTTCCTTCTCACACCATAGGATCGTCACATCACAGTCATCCTCGTCACGTTGCAAGTAGTACGTCGGGAGATATTTTCTATTCCGATCTATCATTATCGAACCCCCTTCTCGCTGAGTTCCGTTCTCCAGATGGAGACGTCTCGATGAGCATCGAACCCGAGAGAGACTCTCCCTCCGTCGAGTTCCTTCACCTCGAGATCGATCGGAGGGATCCGGAGAGAGAGTTCTATATCCTGAAGAGATTCTCCGGATTGCGATCGCGTGACCGCTGTTCTGATAGTGGAGGCGATCAGACAGGAGATGTCGATCGCGATCCGTTCCTTCGGTTTTCTAGTGAGTGTTAGGGACATCGTGTCCTCCTTTAAGTGAGTGTGAAGAGGGACGCCTCGAGTCCTTCTCGGCGTCGTCCCTACTTCTGAAAATCATCCTTGATCGTTCTACATTAACTAAAGTGATACTGACGTGTCAACAGTAGTTATCGACCTCGCCGACTGGGAGCGACGAACAGGTCGTCGATCGTTACCCCCAGAGCGACGGCGACTCTGTAAAGAAACGCGGCGGACGGGATCTTCCGTCCCGTCACGAGGTGATTAATCCGTGACGGCGACTCGCCGGTCTTTAATGCGAGTTGTCTCTGATTGAGACCCGCGTTCTCTAGGTAATATTTCGCGTTCTTCGAGATCCGTTCTCTCGCGATCTGATCGGTCATTTTTCTCATCCCTCCAGCATACACTAAAGGAGACGGAGCGCCGAGTGTGTTGTTCGTTTTAGTTGACATTAATCTCTCCCGTCATTGCGTCGAGTAGGAACTGGAGTCCGAGGATCCCGAGGACGATCAGGAGTCCGATCGGTTCTATGTATTCTGTGAAGATCATTTATCTCTCCTCTGTGGTTCGAGTCTTAGGTCGTTGATTGCTTGGATATATCCGAACTGGAATCCGCATCGGAGCGAACAAAAGAATCCGTTCTCCCGATAGTCGTTCTTCCGGTCGAGTTCGCATCCACACCACAGACAGGTCTCGTCGTGGTTCGATGCGTTGAAATCCTTCTCCGTGAATTGTTTCACCTCGTCCATAGCTCTCCCCCTTCGATCGCTTGAGCGAAGAACGGAAGGAGATCTTCCTCCGAGAAGTTCGTGAGTTCCTTCGTCTCGCTGATTCGGTTGCTAGTGTAACAGAAGTACCGTCCGGAACTGTATATCTCCCAGCCCCTGAACTTCGGATCGTCTTCCCTCTTATCGACCGCTCGCCGCGATCCCTTGAGAGAGATCTCTGTCTTCGCGTAAAGATGGAGGCCAGTCCCAGACGGCGAGATCTCCGTGAAGGTCGGGAGAGCGTCGACGATCTCCTTCGCCCACTGATCGATCTCCCCTGTCTCCGGATCCCGACATCCATCGAGATCGATCCCGAAGATGTCGTCGTCCTCGGAGAAGACGAACCCCTGTCCAAAGAGACCGTGATGGAGAGAGAATCCTCTCGCCTTCCTGAAGGTCGACCACGTCGTCGGATCGTTGACCCTCGCCCATCTCCCCGAGTTCGGATCGATCGGGATCTTCCTGAGATCGTGAGTCAGATCCCACGCTACCCACCGAGGGATCTGACTGAGTTCTTCCTGTAAGTTAATCATCAGACGATCTCCTTTTGATTATCTGCTCTATCTCTGCGAGATTCTTCTCAATCTGCCTGTCGTTGTATTTGACCCAAGACCCCACCCCTCTCTCTATGAACTCCATACTCTGCTCGGCGAGCATCTTGTTCAGGTGTTCTAGTTGCTTGATTCTGTGTCTATCATAAACTGACATATCGGCGTCATTGTGTTCTGTTTTCATCGGTGTGTCTCTGTTTGGTTTGAGGTGTGTTTAATTGTAAAGGTTTCTATTCATCTACTAAGTGTGGGGCTAATCTTTTGAAAAGATCATTCAGTTCTGTGTTATTCAATTTACTTCGACTTCTTACTTGTCTTTTCGTCAAATCACCGCAACAAGAACAGACCCAAAAATTTTCAACTTCACTATCTTTCACTTCTTGCCAGAAGCCCAAGTGACGAAGCTCTTCACGATCTGACTTGAAGAACTCATTACAATCACAACATTCACAACGATTTGAATTTCGTTTGTAATGCTTGCTTCCTTCTATGCAAAGGGATGAAGGATCGACTGAGTTTCTTTTTTCGGTTTTCATCGGTGTGTCTCCGTTTGGTTTGAAGGTGTGTTGATTAAGATAACTATAGTTTATACTCGGCAGATTTCAGAGTCAACTACAGTTAAAGGATTATTTTAAGAATCTTTTGAAATTATTTTCCGGAAGGTTTAGACGCGATCCTGTCGAGGATATCCTTCTGGAGTTCGACGAGATGGTGGAGGAGTTCGCTCTGAATCTCGAGTTGCTCCTCCATCTTTACGAGGAAGACTCTGTGACTATTCACTAACGGATCCACGACCTTCTCCAGAAGAACCGCTCCGAGTTTCTTGAATGACCACAGGAGGATCCCACAGATCACGACAGGAAATCCGAGTTCAGATATTAGCTTGAGCGTTTCCATAGAAGTCTTTCTTCGGTGTGTGGTTTTCGTTGATTACGTGGAGCCAGTACGAGAAGAACTTCACGCGGATGAACCCCATAACGAGGAGTTGAGTCTCGACGTCGATGAGATCGTGAGCGGAGTTCGAGCGGAGCATCATTCGCGATCGGCTCCCGACTTTAATATATCTCCACTTCATCATTTATCGATCCCCTTGTTCGGATTCATCGGTCGATAGGAATCGCCGAGAACCGCCGCGATGATCAGACCCGTGATCCGATACGCGGCGTCGTCTGTCATGAGATCATTATGAGTCAGGACGGTCGTCAGCCCCGCGGTGATCACCACGGCGGCGAGTCGCTTCGAATCAGAGACGCTCCACCAATCCTTTAATTTACTCTTCAGGTTTTCTTTAATCTGATCGACCATCTTATCCTCCGATGAATCCCTTCACTTTCTCGAAGAGGTCTCCGCCGAGATCCAGTCCTCCGAGTTTAGTCATTCCATAAATCACGCCGATCGCGATCACTACCCACTTGATCAGGTTCGCGAGTGCGTTCCTCTTCTCGGCGGTCGCGAGACTCTTCTGTGTCTTCGATTCTATCTTCGACACTTTGAAGTCATACTTGTCCGACTTCGCTTCTGACTTGTCTTCTCTTTTCTCTGACTTCACTGACATCCTAGTGTCCTTATTTGCCACAGGAGGATCGACGGACGGATCCGAGATCGCTGATCTTCTTCGGTCTCTCCTTCGTCCCATCGATTAACCCTTCCTGACAGTGATCACGACCTGATCGTCTGGAGTCTGGAGTGACGTGACAGTGACGGACGGATTCAGAGCGAACGCGCCTCCGTTTATTTTTACGGATGAGAAGGTTCGATCGCTTCCTGATTTTCTTCCGTCGATTGTGCCACTATAAACAGTCATAGCTCCATAGGATCCGGAGCCATTAGGGATGAAGGAACCTCCCTCGATTGTCATCGCGCCGGAGATCACCGCGTCGAGAGTGGTCTCGACCTTCCCTCCGTATGTCTGAAGAGACCCGAGAGTCTTCTTCGTTGTCAGACTTCCCGAGTAAACTTCAGCGGCGGGACTGTTCGTCACCTGATCGGAGACTTCGACAGTCGCTCCCATCGTTTTAATTTTCGTGACGCTCGCCGAGTCGCCTGTCTTTCCGGCGACATAGACCTCGCCGCCCATCGCGATAAGATCAGCGATCGCGGATCCCTTCACATAGACCGACCCGTCCAGAACCTGAACGTCGACATCGCTCGATCCGAGGTCGATCAAAACCGTCCCTGAACTCGCGAGAGAGACGAGTCCTCCGGTCGTTATTCCTACCTGTAGATAATTAAGTCCGGATCCGATGTTACCTGTGTAATCATCATCGACGACAAGAGAAGCGAATTCGATCAGCGACTGATCGAGATTCGAAGTCACGCTCTGACTGCTAGTTCCATCGAAGACGATGTCGTCTCCCCCGATCGGCGTCCCCGTCGGCAGCCAGTTCGAAGAGGCCGAGAAGTCTCCGTCTGATCCGTTCCAAGTTTTACGAGCCATTTAATTTTCTCCTAATTTCATTATCATCGACGTCGTCGATTTAATCTTCCGAATCTTCGGGACTTAATTCATCACGTCGATTTAATCTGATTTTGTTTAATGCTCTCCGTCTCTTCTCACAGGGAGAGCAAGGTTTAATCCTTAAAGTTTTTTTGATGAACGACGCGACGACATCTCCAAGACCTCGAGGGATTGGACAGTTTCTCCGCGTCGCCTTCGTTTTTATCTTCTCACATCTCACACACTGGAACGACCCATCGTCGAGACTCTTCCACTCACATATCTCCATCAGTCCGCGACCTCGATCGTGAACGTGACATCGTCGGGGTCGCATGGATAAGTTGGAATCCACTCAGTACTCTCCCAGTCAGGAGTTGTATTGAACCCGTAACTGCTACATGGCATCAGGTCATCGGATCCGTAATATGTACCGTCTGACTTCGTAGGGAACCAGCGCCAATATAACTCTGTGTAATCTGTGATTCCTGTCCCGTTATCGTATGCCCTCGCCGCGGTTATACCGAGACGGAAGTTCTTCCCCGTGTTGTATTGGTTATTAGCATAAAATGACGTCGTGAAAACTTGAAGCCTTATTTGTTTAATCCATGCGATATATGGAGTGTCTCCATAAGCTAAAGAAGAGAGAAGACAATCAGCCGCCAGAGAATGAGAGTCAGTCGAAGGATTAAAATTTGAGTTGTATGTCCATTGACAATTAGACCGAGTGCCTTCTGAAAGGTTCTCGCAATTATCGGCGCTGCTTAGATCGTACTGACTCGGACGGCTTAATGTGTAAGTACCATCGAATCGATCACAGTCCCAGCATCCATAGCCCTCAGACGTTTCGGTGTCACCGAATCCGCTGATCGTCACATCCCACTCATCGATACAAGTAACGCACTGATTACAAAAACAACACTCCGTTTCGGAACAGCAACAGCGACGACCACCCATCTCTCTCCCCCTAGTTCACTGGACAATCTAACTGAATGATAGTCCACAGCGAATTCGTAACAGCAGACGTACTCACTTCCCACGCCGCGACGAAATAAGCGTTGTCATCTCCATCCCAACTAAAATTATTTACGAGAGTTATCTGTCCGGCGTCGTCGTCGTCCTTCCTGATCAGGCCGTCGATTCCGTGAAGACTGTCTCCCGTCACTGTCCCGCTTGTGGTAGATAAAGAACCCGCGAGCCTCCCTCGTATCAGCGAACAGTATCGACTCCTGAACTGTCCGAGATTAATATAAGCGAGTTTATCGTCGCCTGTCCCTGACTCCTTCCAGACAATCCGCGATCCTGTCTCTCCGTATGAGCAGGAAGTTAATTTCATAACACCTTGGTGAGACTTCGGAGTGACGAGGTCATCGTTCTCATTGAAGACGTGAATCTTCGCGAGCGTCATTCCTGAAAACTGAACCATCCCGACAGATCCGTTCTTTATAGGTTGTTGTGCTATCCCGATATTGTTTCCAGAATTGTATTCCGTTGTTACACTGAGAGACTCTCCCTTGAAAACTGGAGTTGATCTCGCTGATTGTAAATGATCACTTGGGTCGATCTTTACGTCTGTAATTCGGACGGCGGTCAGATCAGGAATATCCGCGCCGGATTCGTTCTTTACTGTAACGAAGTCAGACCAGTCGGAGACGTCGAAGTCTGCTCCCCCTCCGCGACTCTTCAGATAGGAGTCCTTCGATTTAATGATGTCGTTCCATGTCCCCGCCCTGACTCTGAACGGGTCTCCCGAGTTTACATATTCATTCGATGGCATTATTCACGATCTCCAAACAGGTCGCCGAGTTGACCTCGCTCTCTCTGTCGGCGTCTCTCTTCGAGTCGCTCGTTCCGGTCGCTGATCATCTGCATCCTCTTATCGTAAGCGCTCGGGATCCCGAGGATGTCGAAGTCGATCTCGTCGTATATTCGTTCGATATAAACAGCCCTGATCTTTTTGGTTTTACAGTGAGCCGTCTCGTCGACGTCGTCTTCGTAATAGATCCAGACGAAGTCGTGACCCTTCTTCTCCATGCCCGTATTGTTGTCCCCGATCTTCAGGGGATTGATGTTCGGCGATGCGATGAATGAATAAGTCACCGCGATCGACTCGTCGTTCCAATTCGCGGACGCTCCTGTGAAGAGAACCTCGCCCGCGGCGAATGATCTGAAGATGCTTTTATTTACTCGCCCTGTGACGTTCGCGAGTGTTTTCATAAAACTATAATCAACCATCGAGGAGGGGAAGGTGTGAGTCTCGCTCCACTCGAGAGTCGGGATCACGACGTCCGTCCCCTGTGGTTTCCCTTCCTTGTCGACTTGGATCGCATTATCGAACAGAGGCGCCGGAGGATCTGGAGACCAGTATCCTATCGTCTCGAGAGAATTATATAGTCGAGTCGTCGCTCCGCTTGTGTTGAACTGGATCTCTCCGTCTCGATCTCTCTCCTGTTCCCCCTTCTGCTTCTCCCGCGAGTCCTTCTTCTCTTCGGCTCCTCCTTTATAGTGAACCGTAATCTCCCAGACGTCATCGTGAAGAGGAGAGATATCATAGGACTCGACGTCGAGACCGAGGTGTCCGGAGGGGACGTTATTCATGACATGACGATGAACATCCTCATCGCTCTCGGTTCCCTGAATGATGAAGATCCGATCGCTCGTCGCCTCTTCAGCGGAGGCGGATCCCTCTCGGGAGAGATACTTCTCCCACATCTTTATCGCCATCTGTCTCTCCTGTTATGCGAACGTGAGATCGCTGATATTCACGTCGATCCCGTCCTCTAAAACCTGTTTCATTTTCTTTACAATCTCGGCGGTCTTCTTCGTGTTCTCTTCTGTCTGTTTGTCGATATCACTCGGAGCATTACCCGCCATCCTGAGAGCGGCGAACGAACTGGTGAATCCAGTTGATGACATCTCGCCACGTTTCGCGAGCGGTTTGATCCCAGCCATGTCCGCCGAGAGATCACTCATAAAGGCGTCAGGATCGAATCCTCCCTCGGAGTCTAGTCCGTCTTTAATCCCCTTCAGCTTCGCCTCTCGTTCCTCTCGTTTCCTCTTCGCTTCATTCCTGAGTCTCTCGAGTTCCTGCTTCGCGGCGCGTTCCTCTTCTCCGATCGCTCGCATCTCCGCGGCGTACTTTTCATTCCTCGCGGACTTCGTCGCCTCCCCTTCTGCTTCGATTTGTTTCCTTCGTCGTTCTGCTTCGGTCTCGAGTTTCCTGTTCGCCGCCGCCATTGCTTCAGAATCAGCGGATCCGAATAGCGCCTTTAGATTGTTCCATCCTTTCTTAAACCATGTCTGAACGGATGTCCACGCCTTCTTCGTTCCGGTCGCGATGTCAGTCATCGAGTTCATGAAGACGGACTTGAATCCGATCCACGCCTCGCGGAGTACGTTGACCCCAGAAGTCCACGCCGCCTTAATCCCAGACCATCCGATCTTCGCCGCGAGTCCCCAGTCTCCCGCCGCGAGAGCATCCTTCACACCGTCGAACGCGATCCCCGCGACGTCGGCGATCCCTCCGAATATATCCATCGCCTTCCCGACGACTTCCTTCCCAATGTCTGTAAACTTATAGAGAGCGTAACCGATCCCAGCGATCGCGGCGATCGTCAGTCCGATCGGTGACAGGATCGCGAGGAGAACCGCCTTCAGGACTCCGAGGATCGTCGCCGCGACACCGACGGCGGTTCCTACTAAGGCGAACGCTTTCCCGAGAACCATGAGAGCCAGACCTCCGGCGATCGCTCCGATCGCGACCTTCGCGATTATTGCGACGAGTTCCTTGTTCTGTTCCAACCACGGAGCGACGATCGCCGTCACGCGATGGAATGTCTCCGTCAGATCTTGGAAGACTGGGACAAGCGCGGATCCTACTGTGACGAGGAGATCTAGTCCCGCCTGTTTCATTGATTTGAACGCCTGCGTCATTGTGTCTTTCATTTTGTTGAATGCGTCTTCGGCGAGTCCTGTTCGTCCTGCCATTGTCGCGAGATCCGCGTCGAAGTTCTGGAGGTCATTCAACGCGGGGAGCATCCCAGATAATGCGCGGACATTCGGGAAGATTTTCGCGACGGCGTCCGGTGGCATGTCCCGAATTAATTCCATGACGCCTCGCATCCCTCCGAGAGATTTGATCGCGGCGGGATTCATCTCCATCCCTGTCAATTCTCGGAAGGCGTCCGCCGCCTCTTTAGTCGGCTTGAGGAACGCGGAGAGAGCGGAGCGGATCGCGGTCACAGACTCAGAGGTCGATAGACCGTTCCGTGTCATCGTCGCTAACATCGCCCCGAGTTCCTCCATCGAGACCCCTGTGGATCTCGCCACCGATGCGACCTGTCCGATCGATCCGGCGACTTCCCCGAAGGTCGTCTTCCCTCTCTTCACAATCGCGAAGAGAAGGTCGGAGACGTCGCCAGCGTGAGACGCCTCGAGTCCGTAGGAGTTTAACATCGTCGTGACCGCATCGACCGCGGTCGCGGTGTCTGTCATCCCTCCCGTCGCCGCCTTCGCTGAAGCCTCGAGAACTTTGAGAGCCTCCGAGGGAGCGATCCCCGCGGACAGGATATCATAGAGACCCTTTGCGAGAACGTCGGTCGATTCTCCGAAGTCCTTCGATAGTTTCCGAATCCCCTCAGAAAATCCCTCCATATGTTTCTCCGGTTCATCCAGCATCGTCGACACCATTGACATCGATCTCTCGAAGTCGGCGAAGACCTTCCCCGCGGCAACGAGTGGAGCGCCGACGGCGGCGCCGAATCCGGCGAGCTTCGACCCGATCGCCGACACTGAATTCCCGAACGCTTTTAATTTTGCGGATGCCTTCCTGAGAGCCGCGGTCATCTTATCGTTGATACCTAGCTCGACGAACGCTCGTCCCGCTTTAATTGCTCCGGTTGATACCATGTTTTACTCCTCCATCATTCTCTTAAACTTCGGAAGGTTCCGATCGAACGCGGGTCGGAGATATGGTCTCGGCGCCATGTAACCAGTCCCCCTAATAAAATATCCCCGATCGTTCTTAAAGGCGTATTGGATCACACCACCATACTCGAGAAGACGAGGAGCGGATCGGGGACGTCGATCTCCGATCGTCCCGATGACGACGCCCATCCGATAGGGATCAAACGCGAAGAGGGTCAGTCGTTTGACCAGACCCTCCCAGACTCTCGGCGGCGAACCTGCTCGACTGTGAACCTTAACTCGCGGACGGTCTGTCGCTTGGAATCTTCCCGCGGAATCCCTCGTCGGTTTTCCGACCTTCCGATAGGTTCCCTTCCTCATGGATCGACGAGCGTCACTCATCACATAATAACCGAATCGAGAGAGAGAGCGTCGGGTCTTATTGTCGATGATAGACTTCACTTTCTTCCGGTCGAAGAATAGCTCCTTCATGTTCGCCGTGACAGAGAAGGGACTCGCCTTCACCATCGCTTTAAGTTTCGCCATCTTCGCCTCCTCTGTTTTCCTTCGGGATGAACATCTTCAGGATCTCAATGTTATCCGCTTTCAGTTTGATCCCCCGAGTTCTCTCTACTAATGGATGAAAATCGGCGGACTGATAATCCTTCGAGTTCTTCCCCCGATGACAGTTCGCCGTCAGAGCCATCATCGACGAGGTGTGATTCCATCTCTCATGAATCCTTCCCTCGAAGAGATAGTCGAGTTCTCGAAGTGTGAACGTCCACGGCTCGAGACCGAGGACGCCAGCCATTACGAAGACTTGTTTCCAGATGAATCGAGACGACTCTTCATCTCTGTGATCTGTTCCTCGATGAACCTGTCCATCGCCTCCGATCCGATCATCTCGATCGTCTCGTCCATCAGCCTCTCCTCCGCCTGATTGATCTTCACGAGAAGACCCTGAAGGATCGCTCTTTTTTTTTCAGGATAAAAGTCGACCAGTTCTTCGAGGAAGGATTCCGTCGCGGTCGTGATTACATCGCCACCGAGAGCGGATCCGAAGTCCTCGTCCGAGATTCCCTTCGCGTCTGCTTCATCTTTAACAATTAAGAACAGAACGTCCGCGAGGAGAACCGGATCTCCTGAGAGTCGCGCGATCGTCTCCCCGACATTTTCATCGAAGAGATCGATCGCGAGAGTGTCTCTCAGTTTCTTCGCGTTCAGGATATTGAGACTCAGACTCCATGTCCGTCCCGCTGTATCCTTGAACGTCCTCACTAGCTAGTCACCCAAGTCGGAGACAGGTCGGTGTCCTTCGTGATCTTCAGACTCACGTCCACCATGAGCGCTTCCTCGAGTGCTTCAGATCGTGAGAAGTTCACGATCGAGAAGGCCGCGTGGAGTCCCTGTCCGTTCGCTCCATCCAAGAACTTGCAATAGACAGTATCGTCATCGAAGAACGCAGTCCGGAACGTCGTGAAGTTACTGTCCGCGGTGTCCCATACCATCTGAAAATCCACACTTCCATCCTTCAGAGTTCCGACACTTTGACGGAATCCACCGCCGCCGCGCGTAGTGATATCAGCTTCAGCCTTTTCTAGGTTTATCGTGACGTCACGGATATTAGTAAGTTCGGCATAGGTTCCGTTATAAGTTTCGGAGACGTACGCCTTCGCATTTAATCCTAAAACAACAGCCATTATTATTTGACCTCTCTATAAGTTATTGAGATGACCGAGATAAATTCTCTCGAGTCCCCTATTGTTTGTAAATTGTAAAGAGGCTCGGCTTCAGTCCCCGCGTGAACAGCGGATCCGATTGTCGTTCCTCGAACTGTGTCGCGAACCTCTTCGATGAGTGTCATCATCGAGTCGATGTCACTGACCGAGTCAGGGTCGGCGGGATTCTGAATCCCGACGTCCACAGTATAAAGTCGCTCGGTGTGTTCCCTCGAGATAACTCTCTCGGTCTCCGATACGATCCACAGAGTGACCGTCAGACTCCTGAGAGTCTCACGTTCGAACAGAGGAACCGCGACTCGTTTCGCCGTAAAGGATGAAGAGAACGTCCCCTCGTTCAGAAGGGAGATCACTCCGTCGGCAATGTCGCTAATCCCTGACATTCTTATCTCGTCTGCTTCGTATGGATCCGGATCACTACTCGATAGGGATCACTATATTCATAATGACGAGACCCCGCGGGACTCATCACTGGATAAATCAACTCTTCTCCGTTCGGGAGAACTTCGCGAACCTCGTCTCCGCGTTCCGGAAGAACGGGAGATCCTCCGAGAACTAACTCGGAGGCGAGGACGAGGAAGTCCCGACTCTGAATACTTTCCAGAAGTCCGGAGAGTTCCTCGATCGCGTAGTCTGTCGAACCTGCGACGGCGACCATCTCCACCGAAGAGTCCCCGCGGACGTATCTGATCGATACGCCCGAGAGGGTCTTCAGTGTTTCGAAGTTATCGGAGATGATCTCGTCGAGTTTCGTCATTGCCTTCCCTAGCTGATCAGCGCTTCCGCGGATCCAACAGCGTCGGACACCACGATCGGGACGCCGAAGCTATCACTCGGGAACGGAACCGGCGCTCCGGTCGGATGGCTCGCGACTCTTGAATCGCGGAGTTGAGCCAGAGACCGACGGTTCATTACTAGCATCGATGGACGCTTGCCCGCGGGGAACTTACTCAGAAGATCCGCGATCATGTCGTCCGTCAGTTTAGCGGAACTATCCTCGGTGATGTTCCGGATAGCTCCGAGACTGTAATCCGTCCCGACCTGTAGTCCACAGTAAGCGGAGATCGGTGTGTAGTACACAGGATAAGATCCGGTCGTTGCGTCGTGTTTCTGGACGACAGTATCCCCGACATTAATCTCACCACTCTGTCCCCAGACGACAGACACTTCCGCGGGAGAACTGACAACGGCGTACACACTGGAACCAGTGTCGGCGGTACTCCCGCCAGCGTTTACACACATCGAATTCGACAGCGCTGAGATCTGATCAGCGAAGCCACCGAAGCCTCCTGTCTGATCGCCGTTGATGATCTCCTTCTCGGCGTGGAACATTGCCGACCGAAGGTGACTAACTGCCTGAGTAGCGAGAGCGGCGGATGCGCCGCGTTCATCTGCTTCGGCGACTGCGATGTCCAGATAATACGAGGCGTCGAGGATCTTCAGATCGACGGCTACCTTCGTGTATTGTCCGACCGAGTTTTCGCGTCCGGCGTTCTCACTTCTGAAACCTACATTAGGAGCGGCGGTCTCTTTGAGATAATTATAAGTCACTCCGGCGATACTCTTCGCGGCGATCGCGGCGAGAACAGGAGCGTCGTTCAGAACCTCACTCAGGATTCCGATGTCTAAGTCGCTATCATTGAACTTCGCGACTTCTGAAGTTGTTAAAAATGCGTCAGCCATTTTTGTCTCTTTCTTAAAATGGTTTTAGTTTTGTTTTGTTTCGAAGCGATTCTCGAACGCGGCGATCGCGCCGGATCCGACTTCCCTTCGTTTACGTTCGAACCTGTTTCGACGTTCTGCCTCTTCATCGTCGTCGCTGTTTGAGAACTGAAGAGGAGCATCCTCTCCGCGTTCTATACTGCTTAGACGTTGACGAAGTTCAGCGACTTCCTTCAGAAGTTCGTCGCGTTCATCTTCGATTCCCTGATTATGAAGTGAGGTCGCCTCTGCGAGACTCAATCCTTCAGCGAACCATTGACCGCCGTTCTCCGCTCCGAATTGTTCGACAAATTGTCGACACTCGGCGCGAGGATCACTCAGTTCGACCGCCTCTTCGACGACTGCTTCTTCAGCATCTTCGACGACTGCTTCTTCCTGAGATTCTTCGACCTGTTCGTCGCCTACCTGATCGACTGCTTCTTCGAGGATTTCATCCTCTTGAACTTCATCGAGGTCTGCGACGATAACATCTTCAGCGACTTCTGTGAAGTCGCTTTCCTTGTTGTCGTCCATCTTCTTCTCCTTTGATAAGACCGTGACCTCGACGAGATCACCACTATTAAAAACAGCGGAGGACGTGTTCGCGTCTGCTCCACTGGGACAAATTGCGCAAGCGCGGAACGGCCACTCCCGAACGACTGTCCCGTTCGAGAACTCTAATCCGTTCACAGTCACAGGATCGTCGCCGATATTCTCGAGGACAATCCCATCGCCGCCGAAGGAGATCGAACTCTCCCACGGGACGCCTGCTTTTGATTTGAACGCGATCTCCGAGGCGCGGTCGTTCTCACTGAAGGGAGTTAACTTCCCATGACAGAGAAGTCCCTCTTCAGTGATCTCGAACTCGTCCAGATATCCGATGATCTCGTCGGGGTTGTGATTGAAGTCGAGCGGGATCCGCTCCTTCACTTTCATCCCTTCCAGATCATGAACGACCGACCCCCAATACCAGTGATCTATCGCCTTAGAACTTCGAGCGAGGAGTGTGACATTCAGTCCGTCATCCTTCGCTCCTTCTGTGTGATTAAAATTAACAGCCTCGCCGCGAGACACCATCTCGAGCGCTTCGACTGGGATCTTCTCCTTATTCGTCATTGTCTTCTCCTGATAGGTCGAGGACTTTGTTCAATGCTGTATCGACTCCCAGTTCCTCGAGGAGTCTCTGTTCGTTCGCGAGTTGTTCCGCGACGTCCCTGAATTCTTTCCCGTGTCTCTCCTTCACGACCTGACTCCGAGTCTTCAGACCGGCGGCAATCGCGAGGATGTCTCCTTCGACTTCCTTCTTCGGATCGACCCACGGCGTACCCGAGTGAACCCACTCCCAGCGAACCGCCGAGAGATCCATCCCGCGAGAGAGTGTCAGGTCTCCATCCTGAATGAATAGCTTCATTCTCCAGTAGGTGATCCGATCCAATAGATCGCGGAGCGATCTTCGCTTCGATCGAGTCGACCGTTCGTAATGGATCCACGCGGATCGAGCGGAGGAGTAATTCACGCGACTCTCGTCAGCGAAGGAGATCGGAATGTCGAGACACTTCAGCGCCATCCCGATCGAGTGGTCGAGGAAGGACTGGAATTCATTCGCCGGAGATTTACTCTCGAGGAATTCGGCTCGATCATTCGGTTCGAGATCTAACTTCACGGCGCCGCCGTTCTTTCCGAAGTCGACCTCGTATCCTCCCGACGATTCATAGTCGCCGAAGTTATCGGATGAGTCACGATAAAACACTAACGCGAAGAGACTCTGGACTTTCATTTTCTGGAGAGCATACTCGGATGACTCCGCGATGTCTCGGAAGGTCGCAACCGCCGGAGCGAGGGGACTCACTCCTCGGATCTGATCGAAGCGATCGAAGTATCCGAAGTGAAAGACGTTCGCCCCGCGGACTGATCTCTCGAACTCATATCCGCGGCGATCATCTCTTCGATGAACTGCGATCGATCTCAGCATCCCCGAGGGAGCGACCTTCACACCGTGAACGATCTTCCCCTGATCCTCGGGAGAGATCTGATCGGGATCGCGAACGCGATCGGATTCGATGACCTGCAAATGTCCGGAACTCAATTTCACGAGGAAGACATCGCCGTCGATCGTCCGACGCTCCTCGCACATCCGAACGATCGACGCAAAACTGTGACGACGTGAGACATCACAGTTCTGAGGTCTTTGATACCACTCCATCATCGCTTCGATATCACGATCGAGACCGACGTCTCCTGTGTTCGCTTGAAAGTCGAACTGTGATATATAATCGAGATGACGACGAACAGCCCACCCAGCGAGAGCGAAGTTCTGAGTCAGGTCGCGAGTGTTCGCCTGTAGGCGATTCCGTTTATCCCGAGTCAGCATCGAGTCGACTGACTTCAGTCGCGTCGATGGATTCCTTCTCTTCTTCGAACTGTCGCCGGATTCATAATTGAATTTTACCGGCGAGGGGATTCTGTTTTTTTTAATTGTCTTCATTACGACATTTTGATCCGTGAGAGTCGCGGTCGAGTTCCATCTTCGGACGCCTTCAGTCTCTTCCAGTATTTCAACTCGTCGAGCGCTTGACGACGATCGAATCGAGTGGAGATCCCGTCGATCTGAACCGAGACGATCATCGCGTTCGAGATGAGAGCCTTCTCCAATGCCGACACCATTTTCGAAGCGAAGGAAGGCGTCGAGGACTTCGCGTCTTTGTTTGTTATGTTCTGAGTCATCTTTATATTATTAATTAGATCGCGTCAGAGTTCGCGAACATTCTACAAAGTAATATCGACTCTGTCGATTAATTGTTCGACGGATCCTGTGATCGAGGCGACAATGAATTCGGAGGTGAACTTCATGTCGAGAGTTTTGGTTATTGGCGACACTCACGCGCCAGCTATGCGGGAAGGATACGTCGACTTCTTGCGAGAGATTTATGGTTCATGGAATTGCGATCGCGTCGTTCACATCGGGGACGTCGTCGACTTTGGCGCGATCTCATATCATGAGAAGGATCCGGAATCTCCCTCGCCGATCGAGGAGTTCAGGAAAGCGAAGGAACAGGTCGCGGAATTATACTCCGCCTTTCCCGACGCGGTTGTGATGACTGGGAACCACGACGCCCTCCCGCGGCGGAAAGCGACGACAATCGGGATCCCGAACAATTTGATCCGAGAGTATTCGGACATCTGGGAGACGCCGAGATGGGAGTGGAGACCGAGGTTCTCGACCTACTCGATCGACGGCGTTTTATATGCCCACGGCGACCGAGGGAAGGGAGGAATCAATGCGGCGATGAAGAACGCGAAGGATCACTTCGCGTCGTGGGTACAGGGACACTTGCACGGACAGGGAGGGGTCACATACTTCGCGAACGAGTCGACGATCATCTTCGGGATGAGTGTGTCCACTGGGATCGACATCGACTCCCTCGCGATGAAGTACGGACAGAAGTTCAATCAGAAACCTCTCGTCGGATGCGGCGTCGTTCTGGATGGAGTTCACGCGATATACGAACCGATGAGGATCTCCTGATGACTGACGAACGATCTGACAGGATTATGAGTTCCAGCGAACTCGAGAGAATCCGGAAACTTCTCCAGCGAAGAACTCAACAGATCCGGATCATCGCGTCCCAGTATGAAGACCTGAGAGACATGATCGCGGGAGATGAGATCAGTCACGCGGATCTCATGAGGCGAGTCAATGAGATCCACGATCTGATCCAGTCCTCGACATTATGAGTCGAGAGAGTTCTTCCACTCCTCGACGTCGAAGTCTGGAGGAGTCCACATCGAATAATAAACCCGAGGAGACTTCTCGTCGGTCGGTGATCCGTCCTTAAATACTGTAGACATACGAGTGTCCCAAGTGTCGCGGATCGTATGATCGATGGATGTCGTGAGATGTCCGCGAGTGTGAAGGATCACAGGAACAGGAGGGACGTCTGACTTCGTGAGATAGTATCGCTTCGACGATCCGATCTTACTCATCCCCGTCCTGATCCATCCGCGTCTCTTCAGGATCACGGAATACACCTCGCGATAGACTCCTCTGAAAACTGAATTCCCCTCCTTCTTCTGTCTCTTCGCCTTGCGACTCCGTGAAGTGTTCGCGAAGTTCTTCGTCTCCTCCATCAGTTCGCGACGGAGGTCTTCGTAATCCTCCCCGAGAGCGATCGAGAGAGACCTGAGAACGCAGTCGGACGTGTTCCCCTTATATCCCGCCGCCTTCCGTCCGCCGTCATCCACGACGAAGTCCAGCGAATCCGGATCGACTTCCTTGAACTCCTTCGTCTCGGGGTCGAGGACATACTGGACGTCGTGATTTCGGAAGAGAAGATGCTGAACCTCTCCGATTTCCTTGAGCCAATGATGACACCGGCGGACATGATACCGACAGTCGTCATACTGTCCTTCGAGATGTTCGTGTTCGATATACTTCAGGGACTCGACTTTCTTCTTCATCTTATGCTCGAGGATAATCTTCTTCAGGATCATCAGATCCATCGTCGGATCCTGATCGCATAGCGACAGTATTTTCGTAATTGTGTTCATCGGTGTGTCTCCGTTGATTTAATAAATTTATCGTATTCAGTCTGTTTCGATTTGATCGCCTTCCATTCCGGTCGGAACTCCAGATCGAAGAGAGTCAGGATTCCGTCGGCGTCGGGATAATAATATTCTGTGTCCTGTACTCCCTCGGACTCCGAGAAGTCGTGACGACGAAGACAGAGATCGACTCTCTGACATCCTGATATCGGTTCGTCCCAGTCTCTCCAGAGTTCCGATAATTTATCCACGAAGTCGACGTCCTGAATGTCACCATATTCGTCGACGTGTTCGACTGACCATTCGTAATGAATCATAATATTCTCCTGTCTGGTTTGAGGTGTTAGTTGGTGACACAGAGTCCGTTATGGGCGAACCATGCAGGTTGGGGGAGATCGTTTTGTCGCCATGTATCAAAGATATTAATGATGACACAAAAGAATCGACCTTCATTATTGACTGCTACGATATAGCGGATGAACCTTGCTTTTTCCCCGAGAGGTTCAAGAACTGTTTCCAGCTTCTTGATTGCGTTAGCCTGTGTTTTGTAAGTGTTGTGGCTGATGCTTCCGAATACGTTTGTCATCTGTGTGTCTCTCTATTGGTTTAAGTAATGTTGATTAAGATAACTATAGTTTATACTCGACAGATTTTAGAGTCAACTACAGTTAATAGATTATTTTGAGAAAAATCCGAGGAGTTTTTTCCTCCTCGGATCCGTCGTTCTTTACTTCGATTCGACGAGAGACTCCTTCGGATTCATGATCATCTCTGTCGCCTTCGATGCGGCGGCGGCGGCCTTATGGATGAAGGTCTTATCGTTCTTCAGCGACTTGAGCCATGATGACAGATAACTGACATGACTCGGCATCTCTTCCGATCGGTTCGGGAGTCCGACGTGAGTCAGTGTGAAGGCGGCGGTCAGTTCGGCGATGAGTTCTTCGAAGGCGTACTTCTCGTCGCCGAAGTTGTGTCCGAACTTGCGATCGAGTCGATGACTCGCTCCCGTCCAGTGTGCGATCTCATGGAACGCGGTCGAGTAATATCCCTCGGCGCTCTCGAACTGATCCGACTCGGGGAGTGTGATCGTGTCCGTCCCGATGGAGTAGAAAGCGCGATTCCCTCGGACGTGATTAATCTCCGCTCCGGATCCTTCGATCAATCGATCCGCCTCTTCATATCGTTCCCAGATGTTCACAGGTTTGTCGTCCTCTACAGGTTCAGGACGAAGATCTTCACATCCCTCGATCTGTGCAATGTTGAAGACTCGGAACTGTCGAAGGACTGGGAGTTTCAGGATCGTCTCGTTTCCGTTCTCGTCCTTCTCCTTCTTCTCCCATGTCTTATAGAAGACGACGAGAGTCGACTTCTCTCCCTTCATCACCTGACCGCCTAGCTCTTGCCATTGCTTATAAGTCCCCCACAGGTTCGACTCGTATCCCGCGTTTTGTTGTGCGATCCCGAGGAGTAGGATGTTTATCCCGTTGTAATGTTTTTTCGACTTCACGTTCTTCGCGAGTTGGAAGGATGGAGTCGATCCCTTCCACGGTTTTCTCCACGGGAGAACATTCGCGGATAATGCTTCGATTATTGTGTCGGTTACAATTTGCTGAACGTCCTGTCGCTGTTTTTTTGCTTTAGTCATGAGTGTGTCTCTCTATTGGTTTAAGTAATGTTGATTAAGATAACTATAGTTTATACTCGGTAAAATTTGGCGTCAACTACAGTTAATAGATTATTTTAAGAAAAAATCCGAGGAGGTTTTATCCTCCTCGGATCCTCAACATCACCCCCTCCGCGACGAGCGGAGGAGACACACTTATCCGTCCAGATGAGACCGATCGATCTCTGAGGTGACTGAGATCGTGACTGTCCAATAGTCTCCCGTCGGTTCCCTGTTCTCCCACTGTCGACCCTCGATCGGATTCTCCGCCCAGTATGCTTCCTCGTAGACCTGACCCTCGATCCAGATCTGATCGTCCTTCGCGTCTTCACTCGACCAGTTGTTAAACTGTCGGATTAGTTTCAGACTCGGCATCCCGTCGAAGTGTTCAGGGATTATATCGTCATTCTTCACTCGTCGACAGAGAGCGGATCCGGAACAGAATCCGCGACCGTCGTGTCCGCGACACTCTTCTCGCTTACGTCGGCGGATCAGTCTGTGGAGTTCTTCTCGCCCCATGTCTTCGAGGATGAAGTCGACCCGATCGCCGACCTCTTCGCGCTTCTCGTTGAGATAGTAGAACAGCGAGTCGAGCCATCCATGCCCCTCGCGATACTCTCCCGTCCCGTCGTGGTCGTGAGTACACAGTGACCAGAAGGAGACGCCGCGTCCGTCTTCCTGATCGACCGCCTGTGACCAGAGGTCTGTCTGTGGATGATTGAACTCGGACATCCTATCGCTCCAGTTTCCTCGAGACTTCATGTCCTGCTCGAACTCGTCACAACGCTCCTGAGTTTTTACTGAGCATTGAAGATAATAGAGGAGTCCGTTCTCTCGCTTAAAAGCGTGATACTTGCGATCGTTGAATCGACATTGAAACACGATCGGAGCGAAGTCCGACTCGTACAACTTGCGATCGCGAGGATCGAGAGCGTCGTATCCGTAATTCCCGACGGTGTGTTCTTTCCAGAGTTTAATATTTTCAAAAGCGACTTTTTGGGCTGTGTGTGTCATGAGTGTGTCTCTCTATTGGTTTGAGGTGTGTTGATTGTAAATTATAGACTTAGTTCTAACTGCTCCGCGTATGCTTCCATGTATCCTAGATCACCAATGAAACGTGAGTATTCATAGGCGATTTTAGCGTGGTGACCCTGTTCTTCTGAAGTGAGTCTCCCGAACTTCTTCGCGGTCTCTTCGTTCATGTAAGATACAAGATATTTTTTCACTTCGTTTTTGGTTTCGAACTTCATCGTCGTGTCTCGCTATTGGTTTGAGTAATGTTGATTAAGATAACTATAGTTTATACTCGGTAGATTTCAGGGTCAACTACAGTTAAAGGATTATTTTATGGAATTTATAAAATATTTTTCGGGGCTATTCTGGGAGGAATTCCCTGTCGTCTCGCCATTGTCCACAGTCGAGACACTGACACCTCCTCCAGATGATCCCGCGGAATGTCCATCCTTCCGGATGTTTTCCTGAGACCTTCCACTCTCGCTTCGAGAGATACCGAGACCGCTTCGTCGATCCACACTTCCGACACTTCGTCCGAGTCATGTCGACGATATCGACCGCCTTCGTCCGAGATCCCTTCGGTCGTCCTCGCTTCGTGGTTTTCTTCTTCGTCGTCTTCTTCTTCGCCATTAGTCTCTCCTATAAATACGAGACGGAGTTCCTCTTCTTCGTCACTCGTTTCTCGGTGACTGCTTGTCGTGGTTTGATAAGATCACATCCCAGCATCGACGCCGCGACCGCTGTTCCGACGAGACAGTCGAGGAAGTGATTGTCAGATCTCTCCGGTCGGAGTTTCCACTCGTCGACCTCTCTCCCTCGACCTTGAGTCCGGACAGTATACTCCGCCGTCAGTTGATCGGCGAACATCTGGATCCGGTTCCTGTTTGCGTTGAATATCGTCAGGGATCCGGAGTCCCCCTTCGCCGTGTTGATCCGCGACGCGATGAACGACTTCCAGAAGTTCGTGTCGTAAAGGACGTAACGGGTCGACCTCTTCCCACGGATCGAGGGGATCCTCCAGTTCAGTCCGAGTCGATCTCCCTTCTTCTTCCGGTAATCGTGGAACGGCTGAGAACTTGCGCCGACGTAACGACCGTGACTCGGGAAGATCCGAGTCCTGTGTTCTGATTGTCGGCACCATCTATAAACGACGTCGGTCGATTGTCCATAATTGGCATCGATCAGGAGCATCTCGACAGAGAGTTCTGACTCGTCGTCTCTCTGATACCTTCTCTTCAGGAGTCGCGGGACGAGACTCTCGAGAGCGCTGAAGATCTGTCCCTCCATCCCCTGCGACGGGAACTCGTCCGCGAACGTCGGCGAGGCGTCCTTCAGTGTGAAGTACTTCGTCCCTTGATCAGGGAAGGCGCCGAAGTCCACAACGTGACCAGAGAATCGAGACGTCCATCCGGTCACCACATAATAAAGGAGACTCCCCTGAACGTCGACGAAGGCCGTGAGACGCTCGATCTCCTGATCGACTTCGTTCTGTTTTAGCTTCACGACTTTATCGAAGATCTGATCCGTCTGAAGGTTGACCGATTCTGTCTCATGGATGATCGGCTCGTTCTGATACTCCGCGAAGAACGACTCCTCGTCTCGGAGTCTCAGGTTCCAAGCGTGTTGAATCGCGGAGAGTTCGTCTCCGTTGAACCTTTCCTCCCACGCGACAACCGCTCCTTTATCCATCGCGTCGCGGTTCTCCTGATAAAACTCAGTCGCCTTCGATCCATCGCCTCCGCTCTTAAAGTCTTCCTCTCGGATCTCGGCGTACTCGTCCCAGAGTTTCGACTCCGGCCATTGATACACCATCTTCATCCGCTCGCCCTGCCACTCGGGATGGCGATCATGATCGAGGAGACGAGAGGCGAGATCGTCTTTCCGGATCACAGTACATGGGAAGATCCCCGAGATCTTCGTGTTCGGAGCGGAGAGACCGAGGACGGCTCCGGAGAGGATGTTCTCGCGGGTCGCGACCTGAGAAGGACTCCTCGCGGACTCGTCTGTTTGACAGTCGTCGACGATGACGAGTTCAGGACGGATCGAGTCGCCGTCGCTCGTCCTGTGTTTCATCCCGCGGATCCGACCAGTGACTCCGGTCGTTTTACATATCACGCCGGAGGCGGGAGAGGAGGGAATCGAAGGGAGGACGATCTCCTTCCCAGTCCATGAGATCTGAGTCCTCTTCCCTTCATAGAGTTGTCCCTTCGTTCTGTTTGCGATCCCCTCGAGACAGTGAATCGGATAGACTACTTCGGGGAAGTCCTCGAGAAGTAACTCGTTATTTTCTAGCTCTCCTTTAAGCGAGGAGAGGAGTTCTCCCGCGGCGTCCTCCGAGGATCCGATGAGGACGATGAATCGCCTGTGACCGTAAAGCATCGACCAGAGAGACGCGGTCTCGGCGAGCGTTGTCTTCCCTGACGCTCTCGGCATTGCGAGAGCGAAGAGACCTCCGCGGAGGACAGCGTTCTCGATCTTCCCGATGATCTTCAGATGATCAGGAGACCACTTCAGCGAGAAGATCTCGGGGAAGTAGTTCCTCGCGAACTCGCTGAAGTTCTCGCGAGATCTTTCCTTCCTATCTGGATCAACTACTTCAGGGAGTGGACTGATGTCTCTTCCCTTCAGTGAGATTTTGCGATTCCTTTCGCGCGATTCTTCTTTTAGTTGTTCGTAATCTTTAGGCATAGGCTCCCAGAAAAAAACAAACTTTATCCCCCGTTGTGCGAGATCGG